CGAGGTGGGGTTCATTACCCACCCAACCATTGCGATGTCTGGTGCGTCTCCTGATGGTTTGGCAGACAAGGGTTTGGTTGAAATCAAATGCCCCAACACCGCCACCCATATTGCAACCCTGCTTGACCAAAAAGTGCCAGAAAAGTACATCACGCAAATGATGTGGCAAATGGCCTGCACAGAACGCCCGTGGTGCGACTTTGTATCCTTTGACCCACGGATGCCAGAAAAATACCAACTATTCATCAAACGCATCAACTTTGACAAACAACTGGTTGATTCGCTTGAGAATTCAGTCATCCAATTTCTGGGTGATGTAGACCTGAAAATCCAACAACTTGAAAGCCTTGCATGAAAAAGATCAAAGACATCACTGTAGTTACTGGCTCATACGTCAACAAGATGGGCGAGGAAAAGAAACGCTATCAAAACATCGGCTCGGTGTTTGAAGATAACGGCAACCTTAAAATCAAGCTGGATGTGATACCCCTGCCCAAGGGTGGGTGGGATGGATGGGCAAACTGTTACGACCTCAAGCCAACTGAACGCCAACAGCCAAAGGAGTTTGACGATGACACTTCAGCAATCCCATTTTAATCGGGCAAGGTCTCTTGACCCAGCCACCAGCCACGCCGCTGCAGACCAAGCGCAAGACTTGGCTCGGCAGCACTTTGACCTGATAGTGGGTTGCCTCCAGCGTTTTGGCGCACGGGGCAAAGATGGCATCGCTGAGTTGACTGGGCTGGATGGCAATCAAGTCGCAAGGCGATTGCCTGAGTTGGCCAAGATTGGCTTGGTGGAGTTGACTGGTCGGGTCACCAAGTCCAAGTCAGGCAGGGCAGAACGTGAATGGTGTTTCGTGCCCATTCAACGGGAGTTGATATGACTGAAGAAGATGAAGCATTTAACGAACTAGAACGCCAAAGCCTGTGGCGTAAACGTGCCGTGCAAAACGTGTCAACCAACCCTTACCGAGATCAAGTTATTGAGGAGGTTGCACAGCATATCGAGAAAATGGAGGGCTTTGGACAGGACACATTGCACAGCTTTGCGATTTACATTCGGGGATTGAAATGACACAAGATGAAGTGATTGTGATGGCTAAACAAGCTTGGGCTGATGCTGGAGACGCATGGGTCGCAAAAGAATGGTTTGATGACAGAGCAAAAGCATTTGAAACCTTTGCCAAACTGGTAGCAGAAAAAGCAACAGAAGAAACCAAGGCAAGAACCTATGCTTCTTGGACATTGATGTGCAAAAAGATGGTTGCGCTTGAACGTGAAGCCTGTGCAAAGTTGTGTGATGAGTTGCAGGATATTCCTGCGACTGAGCCGCATCATTGTGCCGAAGACATCAGAGCCAGAGGAGAACAAGCATGATTGAAGCAATGAAACAGGCGCTTGAGGCGTTGGAAAAAAATTACAAGCTAATCAACGGTGAGGGAACTCGCTTTGGTTTAGAGGGTGCTATGGATGGCTATTACAGTGGATGTTTTGATGTTGATGGAACAAATAAAGAAACTGAAAATGCCATCGCATCCCTACGCCAAGCCATTGCAGAGTTGGAAAGCCAAGAACAAAACTTCTGCCCACGATGCGGCAAACGCACAAACGACATCCATACTTGCACACCACCACAGCGCACATGGGTAGGGCTGACGGATGAGGAAGTAGAAAGCTACTGGGACTGGGAAGACTTTCAGTGCGGTTGCGGGAAGGGAACTTTGCTGGAGATGGTGCGTGACATTGAAGCCGCATTAAAAGAAAGAAACACATGAGTTGGAAAGATTCAACACTCAAGTACATCAAGGAACTGATGAAGCCAAAGCCCATCAGCGAGATCATTGAGAAGGAAATGCGTGAGGCCGTCATCAAGAAGCTGGAGGCGGAGAGTGCCGTGGAATATGCGGCTTCAATCGTCACATACAACGTAGAACGCATCGGTCGGTTACAGCGCAGGCTCAAAGAACATGAGGGCGAAGAATGATATTTGACCGCTTACTTATTGCCGCTGGGTGCTGTTGGTTGGGTGTGGCGGGTTTATTGCCGAAAGACCCACCAGTTCCACCAACTCCAGCACAAATGCAAATGCAGTACAAATTGAAACAACTCAGCAATATTTGTGATAAAAAGAAAAAGTCCCCCAAAGTACAGGAGATGTGCAAAAAATGGAAGTCCTCATAACCATCGCAGTTCTATTTGCTGGCGCAATCATCGGCATTGGCGTTTTATTGGCAATGCTGCATTTTTATGCCGATTAAGCAAACGCCCTTGTCCCTGATTTGTCAATAATCAAGGCCATTTCTCTGGGCTTAATATCACCTGCATTGGGTATGCTGACATGGGTCCAGCGGTCAAACTCCCTGATAACTTGGTCATAAGGCAACCCAGCTTCAATAATCGCCCTGACCACTTCATCGGGTTTCATGCCTGGCACTCGAATATCAGCCGCACACCCACGCCGATGTTGACTGGAATCTTTTGAACCCACTGCATCATTTACGGCTTTTGACCTAAACGCAGAATTCACGATGATTGGCTTGCCGCCAAGCACTTCTTTGACCTGTTCCAAAAACTCAGCCAAGCGCACCAAGTTCTCCAGCTCGGCATCGTTGGGCGTATTGTCCATGTTGCGTTGGTCGGTGTGGGTTAACTCATCAAGTGTGAAGTTTGGGGATAAATTCATTTCATGCTCCTCATTTGGTCATAGGTTTGGATACAGGTGTTGAGTTTTCTGATGGCAGCATCTCCTTCTGCGGTGATGGCGATAAGAGCATCAGCAACCGATCTGTCAAGTTCGGCTGATGCTGTTCCTGCGTCACCTCCGCTGGCAGTGGAGGTATCTGTGGCGGCTTGTAAGGCGCACTGGGGGGCTTTGACAGCAACCCGCAGGCTGAGAGCGCCAGTGGCAATATCATCACGCAAACGGGTCTCTTTAATCTTTGCAACATGGTTTGCCTTTCGTAGTGTCTCTGCATAAGTCTGTGCCACCTTTGCCATCGTTTGCTCAGTTTCCCTTGCCTTGGTATTCAGGGCCGCAATCTCTAATTGTTGGCGTTCATACTCATTCAATTCACCAGCGAAGTACCCAACGCCAAAGCTACTCAGCACCGTCATGATGATGCCAAGAATTACCCAAGGGTTAAACAAACTCATGGCTTGGGCGACTCATCGTTATCAGTAGCTTCAGCCTTGGCGGTTGCATTGGCAATAGCTTTGACACCAGAACGACCAGCAACGCCACCCAATACGCCAGTTATGAACACCATAATGGTGCTGATTTGTTGGGTATAAACCTTGTCGATTGCCGCCATTGCGCCATTCATGGGCTGAGTAACAAAAGAGACTGAGTACAGGAACATACCCATTGAGGCCAACAGAATGGTCACCAAGACCACGATAACGAATGCCCATACCCTGACTTCAATCTCGTCTGCGGTCAGGCGGTTGGTTGTTTTATAGGCAACAGTAGGCATCATTTTTTCTCCTGTTCAGGTTTGATTAACTGGTCTGGGCAAGTGCCAGTGGCAGTGCAGATTGGAGGTTTGCAATCAGCAAGTTCCCAATTTTTAGGGTCTTGGCATGGGTAGCGAAAACGGTCTTCGCACCCGATCAAATACAGGGTTATCAGAAATAGTATCGCTAGGCTTCTTTTCACGTCTTTCCCTTTCAATCTCACGCCTTAACCGTTCAACTTTTTCCACTTGTATTTTGACCTCTTGCTTTGCCTCCAGTATGTCCACATACAGAAACCCAAGCAAAGGCAATAACAACCCGATCAGCACACAGCTAAAAATCCAGCCCATCATATCTGCCGCCAGCGACTTAACAGGAGGAGCCACAACCACAGGTACAGGAGGAATATAGTAGTCGCTATTACTGCCGCCAGCTTTAGCTGGAGGTTTCTTTCCTCTTGCCGCCGTTGCCATCGCATTTGCCTCTCTTGCGCTTCTTTTGCAAGTCTAGCTTTTTCCTGTTCGCCTTGTATGACATCCCGCATCTTGTGGACTTCTGAGTACAGCGCACCCATTTCCTTGGGCGATTGATACACCATCGTCTCCCTAATTGTCACAACCAATCTATCCATCTCCTGCTGTGCCATCACTCGCTTGAGCGCCGCTTCCATCAAGTTTTGATCTGGGTCATAAACTGTCAGGCTTTTCTCTTCCTCTTCTCTGATGTGTGCCGCTAACTGCTCTTGCAGTCTGAAAAACTCAGTTAGGTTTTTTACAATGTCGATCTTGACTTGTGTCTCGTCAACTGCGACATAGGTTGACCTCTTTTTCGCCACAGGCTTGGACGCTTGGGGCTTGGGTTTAAAAAAAGCAAGTAATTGACCCCAAAAGCCATGCACTTCTTTGCCAATGGCGATAACCTCATCAGCAGTCTGCTTAATCTCAACGAAAGATTCTTTTGCCTGTTTGTACAGCTCGCACCCAGCTTGTATTTGCTTAACAAGTCCTGCGGCAAGCAGACAAATGCTGATCGGATCAATTTACAGCCCCAGTATTTTTTTGACCAACTCACCAGCAAAGCCTGGCCCCAGCAACACAGCCGCAATCACCACATAAAGCAAATACTCAATGCGGGTCATGCGTTGTGAGCCTGAATCAAAAGACTTTTCGATAGCGGCATATCTGGCTGAACAAACTGCCTCATGCACCGCTAGCCGTGTGTCGGTATCCTCGGCCATTACATACCCTCGCCCTGCACGATGTAAACCGTAGAGGCGGCAGATGCCAAGCCACTGAAGAATGATGCACGCCCAAAGCGCAAGACTTCAACAGCACCAGGCACTAGCACAATCGCAGCCGAGG